TGCAAACCCTCGAATCATCACGGAGCCGTCTTCTGCTTCATGAGATTTAAAAGTAGACGTAAGATTAAAGATCTTATTCATATCTTAATCCTTTTTTACTGCCGGAGCAGGCTTGACCGCCGCCTTTGGTGCTGGCTTTGGTGCTTTGGGTGTAACTGGTTTTAGTACTGGCTTAGGCTCTGGCTTAGGCTCTGGCTTAGGTTCTGGCTTAGGCGCTGACAGCTCAGGATACTGAATCCTGAGAGCATGAGTAAGATACTTCCATGCTTTAAAACTTCTTTTAATAGAAATAACACAAAGTGCTTCTTTAGCTCCTACGATTGCCATATATTCTTTATGCTGAATAGTCAGAGGCAAGCCAAACTCACTAAAGTGCTTGTATGCTTTTTCTAATACTGCGTGTCTTTGACGAAATGCCATTTATTCTTCTCCTTCTTGTGGGGGTCTTCCGCCCTCATCTGGGTTAGCTGCGGAGCCTGCAATATTTGCAGGAATCCGAATTTCTTCTGTACCGTCTATAGGCTCGAAACCTAAACGATCTCGCGCCTCTGCTGCAGTAATAATGCCTCCATTTACTAGTGAGGTGTAATATGCCGACGAGTCACGTAACTCAGGCTGCAGAGCAGGGATGTTTGTAATATCTTCGCTAAGCTCAAAACCAAAATATCTTTCGAGTCCATAATTGATTTTTCGAACAATAGGAAGTATAGTCTCAAGATAATATAATCGCATATTTGGGCGAATGTTGGCATTGTTACCAGAGTCCATTAAAATTGGAGGGATTCCAAGTGCCTTTAAAATAATCTTTTCGTTTTCTAAGATTGCAGATTGAAAATCTAATTCTTTAAAATTAACGTTTGAAATCTTATCTACTTCGATTCCACCATCTAAAATAAGTGGACGGCGACCGCCTGCATCTGGTCGGTAGCGTGCTTGCCAAGAAATCATCATTCGTTCTTTGATCTTCTCGGAAAGTGTATTTGGTGATTTTAGTACTAGACCTGGGACAGCTCCGTTCTTAAAGAAGTTGTCCTGAAAAGCTCTCATATGCTTCATAAGTTGCATAGTACGAAGTGCAGGTTTTAAACGCGGTACACCTCTGTAGATAGAGTGAAAAGAGTTTTCTTTAATATGAATGATTTCATCGGGACTAAAGGTAGTATCGAACATTGTGAACTTTTCGATATAAGTATCTTTGTCTGCGTGAATCTGTACATCAGTAGCTGGCAAGTGGTAAAGATGCGCGCCATCAAAATACATAAAGATATTACCATCAATAATAAAGTCAGTAATAAGATTACGCTTAAAGCTATTGATGTCTTGATAAGGGTTAGGAGACTTATTAAGAAGAGTCTCTACTTTAGTACGTTTAATACCAGGAACAACGCCTCGGAAAGCATTATCTTTAGACACTAGAGTATGAATTTCGGCAACATCATCGACGATCATATTTACGCCACGATTAACAATCTCTAAGTCTTCGTAAGCTCTTTCGTAGCTAAACGTAGGCTCTCTCGAAGATTCAACGCCATGACCCCCGTTGCCAATATGTATTTGTGCAGGGTTCAGCTTCTCTTCTACGGTTTTCTTTTCAAAAGGGTTATACCAAGCCATGTTTTTCTCTTTGAATCTCGACCCAACGCATTTGCTTCTTTGCAGTTCCTAGCGCAGGATCTTTGCCGTAAATTGAGTGCAATTTTAAATGATGAGTATGGCACAGAGTAACTGTGTCGTCATATAGCTCAGCATGATGCTCTTCTATAAAGTCATCTCGGAGTGCTTGTATGTACTCCGGATTATGTTTGTTTTTTAGTAACCATTGATTTAACAATGGTGTTAAACTGTAAAAGTGGTGAAAATCAAGCTGTTCCGTTTCGTTGCAAATCTCACAAGCCGAACCCTTCGCATACTTAGACTTTGCCTTGTCTCGTACATATTTCACTACATCGCGTTTTAACTTAGGCATTTTGGTTCGGGTTCCTGATTTTTCATTAGAAGAATTATATCGGCTTTAGGGTGACTTGTCAATAACTATTTTTGACTAGGTATCGCTAGAAGGATACTTGCGCGGTTTGGAATGAATAAAGTGCGTAGCGCAAACCATCTGCCATGTGCGAAGCCATGTTGTGCTTTGGCTTTTCACGCACAAGATTAGGGTTTGGGTCCCACTGATACGCATCAAGACAAGCCAAAGATTGTTTGCATTCTTGGTCTACAAAAAGTAGATTATTATCTGCAATACCTGCAACATGGCTGATACCGTCAAGTACAGACTTCTTTGCGTTAATAGTACTAATGTCGTAGTTTTGTGCAAAGTCAAACCGAGTCTGCTGTGCTGCCGAATCAATATAGATAAAGTCAATATCCCAACGATCAATTAATTTTTGTATCTCTACTGCGTGTTGTTCTGTGGTACGCTCTGAGTTAAAGTATTCGTCTACTAAGTAGTACTTATCTTCGTCCCAATCATATGCAATTACACACAGTGCTGTAGGATCTTTGAAACCAACGTCCAACCCCGCAAAGACATCCATGTTACTAGTATCAAGTTGTGATAAGTCTTTAACCTGGTTTTCAAAGTCAAACTTCCAAATCTGTCCTTCATAAGTATTAAAGTCAGCTTCGTACTCTTGTCTAAACTCTGCTTCAGACATCGACTTTCTTGCTTCGTCAATATCAGACTGAGCCATGCGAGGATTATCTTTGTAGGTTGCCCGAATACTACACCACTCTGGGAATTCATCAGAAAAGCCTCTGTAGAAAAACTCAGAGAACCAATTATTGCGACCCCGTGGCGTGGAGATAAAGATTGCTTTTGAGCCTTCCTTATCTAGCGTGGGACGTAGTGCAACGTTGAAGGCATCCCTGCCATCAGCGAGTGCTGCCTCATCAAAAATGATAAGGTCATAAGACCTACCTACGCAAGAATCAACTTGGTTAACCGAGCCCATTCTTACAGTAGATCCATTAGAGATTTCGATAACTTTATCCTTGGCGTTATCTTTTGTAACCTCTAAATCAAAGTGTTTTATTAAGTTCCGCTGTAAATCAAAAGAGATCTGAGACAAGGCATAGTTTGGGGACATAATAAGGATGTTAGAGCCAGGTACTAGAGAGACAAGCTGTCCAATGATGTTGGCTATATATGTCTTGCCCTGCCGCCGAGAAACGGCAGCAGACACAAAACGATACTTTGGGTTATTAATCGCATTGATAATTGCTATCTGCGAAGGTAACGGAGTGACATTCAATAGATCCATATAAGGAGCTATTGGAAGTTTGAGAAATCTTGCCTCAGATCCTAATTCAACTATTTCATCAGAGATAATATCTCTTCTGCTTATTTCTACTGCCATGTTTTAATCTTCTTTTTTAAGGAGTGTCCAGATACCGTAGCCTAAACCGACCCACGCCATCATTTTTGCTAAACCGCCAAATAATATCACGGAACCGCAGATTGCTATTAGCATTGCCCCATCCCAGGACGTGCGTTCTTTTACCAAACTTTTAATGAACTTCACAATGAGTACCTCTTCCTTTATGGCCGTTCCAAGCTACAAAACCCGCTAAACGCAGAGTCCAGTACGCAAGGTAGTTTAATACTTTAAAACCGTTTACTTCAATGCAGATGTCACGAAAGAGTCCGTCCATATGCTTTTGATCGTGGTATCCAATAGTAGTTCCATCTGCTCTCATAAGAGTAGCATACTTATATCCATAGTCATGTACTAAGCCACCCATAAGAAGTACACCTACAGGCGAGAGAAAAGTTGCTAGGAATTTAGGAACGGATGCGCCATCAAACTCGAAGCCTTTTGGTATCTTATACTGCTCTTCTCCGATAGTGTAGTAGAAATCTTCACAGATTACCCACTTACGGCTACCCATCAACCACATTAAAATACCTTTCCAGAAACCTTTATCTTTTGTTGCAATTGGTACTGGTTGCATTTTTGGCATTTCGGGATATTTAAACTCAATAAGGCTCTCTTCTTCTTTGTCAAACTTATTAACTACAAAACCTATTAAAACAAGTACTATTAGTACTGTCCACTGCCAAAATGTCATTGCTAAATCAAGTATCATTTCCATTTACTTTTTACTCCCTACTGCTTCTTTGGCATAAAATGCCGCTACAATAGCTGCAACCGATACAAAGTAAGTAGGTGCCATGCTTCCTAAAGTTTTTTGTGCTTCGTCTAAGCCGATTAAAGAGGCCAGTACTACAGCGAAGGGATACAGTAACATTCCGCCAAGTGCAAACCAAGCCATGTTTCTCTGCGCATCTCGCATAGCATCTGCATCTTCTAACTCTTTACGCTTTGCCTCAAGGTACATTGTTTGTTCAGCTTCGGATACTTTACCGTCGCCATTAGTATCTGCTGGGTGAAAATTTTTGTCTTCCATAAGTTACCTCTGTTCGACCCACGTCAAAGATGCGAGTGCGGCTTTGTTTGTGTTATTTGAGGCGCATAAGATAGTGTAAGTATCACTAACAGTACCAAGTTGTGTTCTGCCAATTTGAACAGAACTATCCTTACTCAATATTACGCGAGCTCCTCCGCCTCCGCTAATAACGAACCCACTATCAACCGATGTGCCTTGGTTGGCTTCAATAATGCTTGACGGTGCTGTGTAAGTTTGATATTGTGTAAATGCATTAGTATCTGGCATATTTACCCAGCCATTTGCTCCAGTAACTGCAAGATTTGCATTACGAACAAGTCTGTAAAAAACGCTAGTATTATCAGTTGTTGCTACTTGAAACGCCTCTGGCAGTACTACAGCTTTTAACATAGTTGGCTTTAACCTTATGCTCAAGACCGGATACCAAGTATTAGCAGCAGTCATTGTTGTTCCAAGAATAGAGCTGCTAATATTTTGACCAATGCCTTTCGTACTTGCAATGCCTTCAGAAATAAGACTATTAGAGCCCTGCACTAGTGTAAATGGTCCTCCTGCAACAGTGGTCAGCGCTTCCATTTCCATTCGAATTGGTTGGAAGGGAGTTTCTGCCCACGGAAGAGTATATCTATTCCCATTTCGATGGGTATGAACTATGTGCTCTATACCGTCAATAACGAAACCGAATCGTACTTCACCAGCCCCATACCATTCATAAGATATATTAATAAGTTGAATCTTCGTCGGGTCTGCAACAATTTTACTTATGCCCGTACCGTCAAGCTTGTCTCCGTTCCAGTTATCTCGCGATACTACAATAGGACTGCCACCGTTAGATACTGTGCAATTATACTGAGGCACTCCGTTAACCCAAACGCCGCTATCTTCAAACCAGCAGCCATTAGTACTTTGGTCAAATAATCCAAATCTTTTTCGAATTCCTTCAACAGGTGCTTTTAATGTAACTGAGAATGAGAGTGTAGAAGCGCGGCCGGGTATATACTTTTGCACATTTTTAGTTTGTCGAACAATCTTGTCTCCAACAGTTCCGCCTACAGATAAAAGAACTTGATTTGTACTCGCATCCCAAGTTGCGCTAGCAGTTCCTGTTACCCCAGTATCCCATACATCGGTTTCAATACCGTATTGAAACGTATTAAAGAATAACGTTTCATAATCAGATACCTTTAAACGATTCTTCGAAGTATAATCTCCTACATATAGAAAGTTATCTCTCTGAACAGCTCTACCATTCGGGTTAGTAGTAACTGTCATATCATAGTAGGGAGGTATACTATCCGCTACATGATGCTTATGTGTTTTACTCACCATTTTACTTTATCTGCCCAATATGCTGCCGACATTTTGCCTTTAGCGATATTCTTAGCGTGTCGAGCTTTAAAGCTCCTACGCTTTGCTTTTATTGCTTCTGATTCTCCGGCCTTCGGCTTCCCTGCCGTCTTAGCTCCCTGCTGACCGAAACGAATCGTTTTAATCTTACTGCCAACTTTAGCTACAACGATATGAGACTTTTTGGCGTGCCCTGGAGTGCGCTTTGGCTTATTAAAGCCGGATACTTTTGCTTTCTTTAGTCGTGAGTCTTTCTTCTTTGCTATCTTTCGTTTCTTCCTTGCTGGCATCTGTAGTCTCCTCTGCTGGTATTGCCCAGCCTGTGTACTTTTTTGCCTCTTCTTCTGTAGCAAACTTAGCAACTAACTTACCATCTAAGTGCACATTCCATAGTGCGCGTTTTTCAAAAATATACCACATACTACTTACCTCTCTTCTTAGGCTTCTTCTTTTTAGGTCTACCAACTGTAGATCCGTATGTTCCTTTACCTTTTGGCATAATCTTCTCCGAGGGTTATTACCCGCCTTGCGTTAAAAGAGTTACTAACACACCTGCTAAAAATAAAATAACTGTTCCACCCATTGTTAGCATTCTACTATCCATTTTCTCTAAAGTGCCTTCTATATTTTGTAAGCGTACAAAAGTAGTTTTCCAACGCTCTTCGCATTGTACTTCGTGCATTTTTAGTTCTAGGTCTAGCTTATCTAGTTTTGGGTCATTCTTTTCCATTGAGTAGTTTATCCATTAGCTTACCATAGTTACCTTGACCAAATGGAACAGCTTCATTAATCTGTACATTAGTCTGGTTTTTGATATTGCTACCTTCGGCTTTGGCAAGATCGGCTTGTGCCTTAATCTCGTCAATACGCATTTTATGAGCCATTTGTAATAGATCAGCTAAATCTTTACTAGAGTATACGCCAGATTCCTTGGCTTCTTCTAGTTTGGATGCGATCATTTCGTCTAATAGGGCACCAATGTTATTTTTATTACGGTAACCCAGGTCTAAGTAAACGGTATCAATGTACTTCTTAACTTCACGTTTATTAAGTGCATCTACTACTTGCTGTTCAGATACCTGTAAGTATTCACATACAGCGCGTATATTGCCGTACTGTAGATAACTATTTGCTATCTCTAGTCCCTCAGGGGATATTGTGGTTAATTCTTTTGCCATGTTTCAAATTATACTCAAATAGGAGTGGGTTGTCAAGAAGTTTTTTTCTCAGGTCTAGTCGGCTAATGGATTGTCCAGTGCTCGTTGCAGTTTATCCGTTAGTCGCTTTTCTAGTTCGTTCATGTCTCTATCAGTATCAGACTTTAACGCAT